TATTTAGAGCAGCATAATGCTCTGCGTCTAATTGCTTTACAAGCTCTTCATTTTTATCTTTTTTAGCTTGAGCTATTTTTCTTTCTAGAGTAACAGTTAGGTTTTCAGCTTTTGAATGCTCTTCTTCAAGCTTCTCATGCTCAGCTTCAAGTTCTTCAACCCGCTTATTGTGGGTTTCGGCTTCGGCTTGTTGTTCTTTACTAATCTGATTATACAGATCCCTAACCGCTGGAGTACCCAGCGGAGTCCAACTTTCGTTTGGTTTTAGTTTTTCGCGCTTAGCTTTGGCTTCTTCAAGTTTACTTAAACGATCCTCTTCTTCCCGCTCTTCTAATTGACGAGCGAGGGTTATCCCGATCTGGCGGTTTTCGCCTTCCGTCCGAGCGCCGGGAAAATATGGTTGCCAGCGACGCGGGTCAAAAATAGATCGCTGTCTTTGGCCTAACGGTTCGTTTGGTTGATAAGTAGCAGCTTCAATCCTAGGATTAAATACGCTCCCTTTGGCCCCAGTTTGCTTCGCAGAGATTACGGTCTTTTGGGTTTGTTCACCAGTGAGATTCGGGTATTCACCAAACTTGTTGTAATAAGCTTGCAGTTCTCTATTGAGGAGATCCTCATACCGTTGCATGTGCCGATAATTTCTTTCAACTTCGGGAGACGGGTAAATCGGCTCCTGCCTAGTCATGAAAGAATAAGGGTCCGTATTACGGCTTAGAGATGCTCCTACAAAGTTATTGATGAAGTTTTTGGCTACGCCTTTAAGACTAGTTGCACTAGCCAAACTCTTTTCGTACTGGTCCCGTGCTTCTTTGGCTTTAGCAAGCGCAGCATTGAATGCGGCTTTAGCCTCATCTTGGGTTTGAGCTTTGTCTACCCTAGACGTTGGAAACAACGCGCCTTGTTGATACAAGACAGGACCTTCGGATTCCCTTGGGTCTTGGGTTAGCTCTACCTCCGCACTTGCTTCGAGACGTTGCAGTGATCTTTTCCGAGAAGAAATTAATTTTTCATTGGGGTCTAGTTTCTCTAGCTCAGAATCAATAAGTTGGAAAAAGTCTTGGCGTCCGGCAAAAATTTCATCAGCTAAAGTGGAATCAACGTCAGCCAAATCTTCTCTACTAGCCAGCGGAGCATAAAGCTTTGGCGCGGGGCCTTCTGCTGTTTTTGGTTCTGCTAAATCAGCCGCTTGTTCTTCCGCTAGTAGTTCTACTTCACTTTTTACTGAAGTGGGTTGAGTTCCTTTTCCAACATTAGTTGCTGTAGTGCCTGATGGAGCATTTCCCACTCCGTTTGCGTTAGGGGCGGTAGCTCCTTGGGTGGCGGGTCCTGCACCGGGCTGTGTAGCCACGCTAGGGCTTGTTCCAACTGAGGGCGCGTTAGTTCCTGTAGTGCCACTTGGTGCTCCAGATCGCTGTTGGATAATTTCAAAAGCTTGGGTATGTAGGTTGGGATCTAGCCCCGCAACGAAATTTTTAAGGGTTTCAAAAGACGCTACATTTGATCCAACTTTTATTGGCAAACCAAGTGCCGTTGCTACTTGTCGAATTTCAGTTTGTTTGAGCGCAGTCCCAGCATCAACACTGTTGATGTAAATCATTGCGTTGGCAACGGCGTCAGGAGTAACCGCAGCAGGAGTAGCCGGAGGAGTTGAAGCTTTAGCGGCTTTTGCTGCATCTTTTGCAGCTTTATCAGCAGCCTTTTGTGCGTCCTTTGCGGCTTTGTCCGCAGCTTTCTGAGCATCAGCGGCGGCTTTATCAGCGGCCTTTTGTGCTTGCTCTTCTAATTTAATCTCTCTTCCAGATTTCGGCAGTGTGTCTAAGATCGGTTGCAGTTCTGGGAACTGAATGTTATTGGCGGTGAGGTAATCACCAAGTGCCATGAGTCCGGCTCTTCTAGGTCCGATGCTATTAACTACCGCAGGGTCAGGCGTTATACCTAAATTCTTGCCTAACTCGCTTAACCGTTGGCTCAGTTCTACAGGCGTGAAAGTATCAGGTTTAGTTGCCAGCGTATTGAGCAAAGAAACCGCTGCTTCTTGCTGAGAACTAGCAGGCGCAGCCCCGGTTGGTGGAGGCGTAGTCCCGGTTGGAGGCGCAGTAGTTGTAGTAGTCGCGGCTCCGGGCGTAGCGTTGACTAGCGCATTGAAGTTGGCAGCATTACTTAACGCGCCTCCAGAAGGCGCTACGGGAGGAGCACCGGGAGTAATAGGCGCGGCTCCAGCAGCGGGGGGAGCACCAGTAGTTTTTGCGGCTTTGGCAGCTTCAGCGGCGGCTTTAGCGGCGGCTTTAGCATCAGCTTCTTCTTTAGCTTTTCGTTCTTCCTCTACGTATTTTAATTCTAGGGCAGTGTTTTTGTTGGTGTAATACGAACGCGCACCGCCTACACCACCGGGAACAACTGCCATACCCATCGAAGCAGCGGCGGTATTGATGTATTCTTTTAGTGCTTCGGCATCAGCCCACGAAAGTTTAGCGCCAGCGCGTTCGGCAAGAGTTTGAATTTCTTCGCCGGGGAGTTCTTTAATTCCCGTTGTGCCAATACGTTTAGCAATTTCTGTGACTAAAGGAATCAGACCTTCTTTAAACGAACTAGCAGCTTTTTCGTTAACCTTAAGAGCATTTACTCCAACTTTATTAACAAAGTAATCTGCTACGGCATGTACAATTGCAGCGGGAGCGAGGCGTCCAATCTCAAGATCTTCGGCAGTTTCGCCACGTTTTTGTGCTTCTTGCAGCGCACGGCTACTAACTTCACCTGTGCCATGCAGACCTGCTTGCGCTACTGCGGCTTCAACTGATCCAATTTTAGCGACTTCTTTAATGAGAGCTTTTTTGCTCTCATCATTAATAAACTTTTTAGCTTGTTCTACGCCTTGTTCTTTAGCGACCTTTTCGGCCATCTCCCTGATGCCCTGCTTGAGCATAGTTTTGGATACTAGGCTAGTAACCGCACCGGGAATTGCAGCAACACCAGCGCCGGTAGCAGCACCAAGCCCCGCGCCAGCAGCCATAAACGCTAGGGTTTCCCCTACGTTAGCCACCCCAGAACCAATCTGATATGGAAGCCAGTCGGTAAGCAGAGTGCCGATACCCATCTTGAGGGCTTCGGTAAATTCATCAGACTTTTTACTTACAGTTTCTTTTTCAGCCCGACCGATACGCTCAACACCAGACTTGACTAATCCCCGTCCAGTTTCTTCAGCGCCAAGTTTTTGAAGAGCAAGACCCGTAAATAGCTCAGACCCCCCAATAATCTCTTTGTTTTGGGGGATAGCGTTTTTTATGGCCCGGAAAAAATCAGAAGAATCATCTTCTTGCGAAAGTACTTTTGGCCCCTGTTCTTGTTCTTGGACAGGTGGTTTTTTGAGACCAAATAAAATCGAACCGAAATCTTTTTCGGCAGGGGCAGCGGCGGGCGCAGGACCAAATAGTATTGCCCCAAAATCTTGTTCTTTCATGGCAATCCTTATCTGATCGTGATGCCTTTGGCTTTCGCCGCCGCTTCTACTTCTGCTACAGTTTTATTGCGTTCTTTAGCCACTCTTTCAACGTCTGCTCTAGTCATTGTAGTGGGAGTATCTGTGGAAGCAGGTGCCGATCCGCTCAATTCTCTACCCAAAGCTTCTACTCGGGCCATAGGTAAAACTAATCTCTTTGCCTGCTCCGTTTCCCAATCCACAACATCTTGTTTGGCTTTTTCGTATGCCGCTTTGTCTTTAGTGTTTGAAGGCTCTGGAGCATTTGCTATACGCAAAGCCATGACGTAAGAGGGGTCAGTTTTTCTACGATTATCTATATCAGCTTGTGTATGGCGAACTAACTCTAAAGCGCCTTGATACAAAGTGCCTATTTTCCCAGTTTCTCTAGCTTTAGCGGCTTCTCTAACCGCCGCCAAATCTGCGCTAGCTTTAATACGCGCTATCTTTTCAGCGCTTTCATTAGACATTCTAGTGGTGTCCAAATGCGTTTGTCTTGTCGATTCAGTATTAAAGGTCGATGACGCAAACCTCGCCATATCTCCTTGCGCATTAATAGCTGCGGTAGTCTTTTCTTGGGAAAGTTTTGCCAAGGTTGAGTTATACGGCTCAGCAATTTTAGCGGCGTTTTGCTTCCTATCTGTGGCAGCATTAATGTCGCCTTTCTTCTCAAGCCTGACGGCCTGATCAAGCTCATAGATAATCTTATCCGCTTCACGTGTGGCTTTTTTGCGTTCCTTCTCGTCTTCGATCAACGTAGGAATAGTCTTTTTGAGTGCAGTCATACCCGCCACAAGCGTAGCGCCGGGAGTTGAACCCCAGCTTGCAAAGAACTCAGCAAGGCGAAGATTCTTTTGGCGCTTGGCTTCGTCGTCCATATTGGCACGTTCAGCCATCATCCTAGCGCGATAGTCTTGTATCGCTTTGTTTTCGGGTTCAAGGCCAGCCGCTACCTGTTCGGCTTTTATATCTTCCAAATGCTGCGCTACGGTTTTATTTGCGTTGGCGTTAGCCGCTGCTGCCTGTGCTCTATAAGCGGCATGTTCTGGGGTGTCTGGTATTTCTGGCCTATTGGGATATGAAGGCGCGCTAATACCAGCGGAAGGAGGAGGGGCCGGAGGCGCAGAAGGGCGTGGAGCAGCAGGTGGACGAGGAGGAGCAGTAGCGGCTGCGGCTTGAGCGATACCCTGTGGTGGGGGAGCAGGTGGAGCAGGCGGCGCTGGTGACCTAGCGTTAGCTAATCTAACGTCTTGAGGATTAACATCTGGCCCAGCAGCAAAAGGAGAAGGCGGAGGCGGAGGTGGTGGTTCCGGTGGTGAGGCAGAAGTTGTGGGCCTTGTTCCAAAAGACTCTGCGTGGCGATCCGCCAACAGCTTAGTGAGCGCCCCTCCAAACCCTTTATTGGGGGCATATTGAACGTCCGTAGCAGTTAACTCATCCGGACTAGCCAGACCTTCTTCGCTTGCTTCTCTAAGCTCTTTTACTAGGCTCCGATTGTTTTCTTCAGTAGATTTAGCAAACGCAAGGATACCGCCTCGCGCCATGCGAGGAACTGGCATCGATTTCTCTTGGATCAGACGCGCAGCCATCTGTTTAATTGATGGACTAGAAGATTCTTTTGCGTATCTCTTGAGGTCATCGACGCCCATTTTGCTGAGCGTGCTTTCGATCTCACCGCCCACATCGTAGGACATGATGCCACCACGAATAGCACCACCTTCTTTATAAGGTCTGGCTCCACCAGCCCCGCCAGTGGGAGCACCAAACGCATTATTCAACGCACCGTAAGCACCGACCGCACCGATACCTTGAGTGATGGCATTAGGCGCGGCCTGATACATATTGGTGGTAGAAGCTTGCATCGGCAGACCACGCAGCATGTTGGACATCGTACCCAACTGCATCAGCGGATACTGCTGTGCGTTAGAGTAGTCCTGCATAGCCTGATTAATAATCTGCTGCTGCATTTGCTGTTGTTGACCACCGTACTGATTCTGAAGTCCGTAGATTCCTTGCTGGGCTGTTAGCTGTTGCCCTCCTATACCAGCCAATTGTTGCGCCGCAGCAAGTTGCTGAGCGTTCATTTGTTGACCGTAATTAGCACCAAATTGACGAGACTGTTCCCCAGCTTGCTGGGTGTTAAGCCTCATCTGTTGGTTTGCTAGCTGAGACTGTAAATCTTGCCCAGCACCAAGCTGCTGCACTCCAAGACCCGCTTGGAGATTTTGGCTACCTGTATTGAAGGCCATCTGCTGATTAGCAAGATTGGCTGCTTGGCGCTGTTGAGCGTTGAACTGATTACGCGCTGCGTCCATCTGACCTTGAGTCAGACCATACTGTCCAGTCATCTGCTGGTTAGCCAACGCAATTTGATTAGCTGCTTGTTGATTAGCGGCGTTGGCAGCTTGCCTAAATTGCCCGCCTTGTAAACCATATTGGGCAGCGTATTGTTGATTATTAGCCGCCGCTTGCTGCCGCATCTGAGCATTCTGGAGGGCAGTGGCCTGATCCATTTGCCCTTGCTGCAACCCGAATTGGTTCAATGCACCTTGATTGGCCGCATTAGCTGCTTGACGTTGTGCAGCGTTTTGCAGAGAAACTGCTTGGTTCATCTGGCCTTGTTGTAAGCCATACTGTCCTTGCAATGATTGATTAGCAAGTTGTTGCTGTTGCGCTAATTGGGCGTTTTGTAAAGCAGTGTTATAACCTTGTTGCTGATTAAACTGCCCAGTCTGCATCCCAGCGGCTTGGTTCAACTGCTGTGCGGTCAATCCGGTTTGTGCGCCAAGACCTTGAGTTTGCAGAGCAGCACTAAGATTCTGAACACCCGTCTGTTGCTGAACTTGTTGGTTAGCCAACGCTGCGTTAAGCGCCGCTTGTTGTTCAGTATTAAATTGACCTTGCGCTGCTTGAAAAGCGGCTTGTTGTCCTTGGGCTTGGATATCCCCTTTTTGGGTAGCTAAGTTACGAGCAGCTTCTGCGTTTTCGATTGCATGACGCCCCCCGCCAAAAGCTCCAGCTTGAGCAAGACCTGTGCTTCGTCTGGTTGCCGCAATATCTGCTTGGCGTTGTGCTTCGCGTTGCTGGATGTCCACCACATTCTGCATGTAGGGAGACATATATGATTGCGCGGCACCCGGCTGAGTAAATGATTGAGTACCGACGTTAGCTGCGCCTTGCATTTGCAAGTCACGAAGATTGGGCGCGTTTACTCTGTCATACCCAACATCTTGTGGTTTGTAATTAAGCTGTTGACCTTGGTATGTATTAGCTTGACCAAGTTGGGTAATTCCAGCTTGTTCAGAACGCATCCTAGCGGCTTGAGCTAATTGAGTTTGGTTTGCCGCCGCCGCTGCCATTTCTGGAGACGCGTCCATTTGCGCCGCTTGCATATAAGCAGCGCGGGCTTGCGGTGCCGCAGCAAGTCTAACTCTACCAGCCTGTTCCCCAGCAACATCTTGGGGCTGGTCCATCTGGAAATAATTTAAGCCGGGAGCCTGCGCTCGCTCCATAGTAAATTGGCTAGGACCATATCCAGCGTTGGAGGCGCGCCGCATCGCGTCAGCGGTGTACCCACTAGCAGCATTAAATTGCCCCGGCATTTGCATATTGTAAATACCGTTCTGCGCCATCTGCTGCATTGGCGTGAACCCAGCGACTGATGCGCTAGGATCATACGAGGTCATGTTCCCCGATTGATCGTACGTCCCACCGTATGCTTTGTAGGGTTTGAACCCTGTAATGTCAAATGCGCCGCCTTCCCCCTCATTGCCAGTAAATAACTGACGCTGAGTCCCCATCAGCATGTTTTCTACATAGCCACGCGCATATTCGGGGATATTGGTATTCGTTACCGTCGAGCTAGTTTGTCCACCGCCACCGCCGCCCTTACCCATGATTTACTCCTTCGAGGGGCAGTTCAAATGTTGCCCACAGGCTTTTATGCCCGTCATTTTGAAATATTTTAGCCCAACCGCGACGAGCGGTGGCCTCGATCCCGTCACATCCCATGTCTTTAGCGTATCGCCGTAGCAAATCCAGCATAGGATCTTTCCATTTACTCAGTTCTACGCCACCACAGAAAGTCATAGATAAAACTTTTCGTTTTGGGTAGTGCATGAAATTCGTGACCACTGCGCCTTTGATCTCGTTATCCTCAAACGCAACCCATAAGTCGTGATCGTAGTCGACTACTGCGTTGTAAATATCGTCTACGGTGTATCTACCATACGTGTATCTGGCTGCTCGATCAAGGAATGGCCCAACTTTATCCCAGCACGTATCGATTAACTCTCTAGGGACCATTGATACTTGAATCATCGCGGCATGTACTTACGTGGGTTGATTTGTTTACCTTGTTTGGGATTACCGGTGCGCTCTTGCCGCACTTTAGTCATCATCTGGTGAAGCACTTTAGCCCCAGCTTCTGTTGATCCGTTCCCAAGATGGGAGACCACATCGGCAGGGATCACAAATTCCCCGTCAGCTAATCGAGCCGGTTGGCGTCCATTGATGGTTGCCGGTATATTATCCGACATTCCATCCCCCGGTCCTTTTAGCAAACGTGGGTTTCCACCAGCAGCATACCCCCCAAGATCGCTAAGCCCCATGATACCGCCCTTTGCTGCTTCTTGGTATTGGGTAGTGTCAGGTTTACCTCCGGGTGGACTAAAATTTAATTGTCCACCCACGTATGGTTCGGGACCTTTTGGGGCCGTCATGTAAGCACGTTTATTGGTTTTGGCTAAACGAGTCCTAGCCGCAGAGTACGGATCAAGACTACGTGTATCCGGGTCAGTATCGTGATATATGCCTACGCCTTCAGGATGCTGGGCTGGGATCTTAGGCGCTTCGCCCTCCATCATCTTGGTGTAGTAGTCCAAAGTACTGGATAGGTTACCCGTCGACCCGCCACTAGCGAACTTTTGCGGTTGATTTTGACTAACGTCGGCTGGCCCACCTACGTTGATGGGGTTCGATTGAGTTTCAGGTTTAAGTTGCTGAAATGATTGCATCAGGTCAGGAGTACCTGCCTGTTGAGTCATGAAAGAGTTGGTTGGCCCTTGTGGGTTTGACGGCGCGTTGACCTGAGTACTGTTCTGACCAAAGAATCCGGTGTTTGCCCCCGGATTTCCGTTGCCAAATGCAAAGTCTGGGGTCGATTGCCCGCCGTTCTGTCCCCCACCTAGATCCAGAGGTACATTCAAAGTCAGATTTCCACTGCCCGTAACGCCCCCTTGAGCCATCTGCATGATGCCGCCTTCAGCGTAGCGGGGGGTATAGCGATAAGCGGCAGGGTTAGCGTCGCTAGCTTTAAAATTAGGTGAAAGTTTGTATTTGCTCAACGGACCGTCGTACGGCGCACTATTGAAGTTACCACGATTTGGATTGAGCAGTCCTAAAGCACTTGCCCCTAGATAAGCACCAACAGCCGAAGTCTTAGGATATTTATCAATAAATTCCATCGCACTATCTAAACCCCGCATAAACGCAGAAGTAGGTTGTGCTGGTGCTGCCGCTGCTTCAGCCATACCCGAAAGAGTTCCCCTACCGGCGTTAGCAGCATACTGGTTTGCAAAATTAACTTCTACGGAAGGTTTAGTAAGATTATATGTGTCACCTATACCAGACGTATAAGGACTAGGAGAACTAGGAACGGGGGGTTTAGATAGAGCGTACGGGTCAGGAGAAGGCGAGGCAGGGGGAGGCGCGGCGGCAGGAATACCGGGAGGAGGAGGAGAAGGAGGGGCGACAGGAGAAAGTGTCCCCGTTCCCGCCGCGTGTTGGGCGGCTGAGAGATTTGCCTCGGGAGGTGGTATAAACCTAGCAGAGTCAGGAGGAGGTGCTGGTGAGACAGGACCTTGAAGCGCCTCAACATTTAAACTTCGCCCAGCCGTGTTTAGTTGTTCCAATCCTGCGGGTGGAGCTTGCAGCGTACCTTGAGTTAATTGTTCTAGTCCTCCGGGGGGTATACCTGAAGCTGCGCCCATCCCACCTTGTGCGGCTTGTGCTGCCATAGCACTTTCTGGTCCGACAGCAGCGGCGGCTGTAGGGGCGGCAGACATAATCCCAGATCCAGCAGTAGCAGCAGTCTGAGCAGCAGCGGTCTGAGCAGCAGCAGTAGCGGCAGCGGTAGTAGCGGCAGCAGTTTCAGCGGCAGCGGCAGTGGCGGCGGCGGCTTCGGCGGCGGCTAACTCAGCTCCGGCCTCTACAGTTAACCACATCAACATAATTGAGCCTCTTTGATTTCTGGCTGTTCCAGCCCTGTGCCGCGAAGATTGTGTAAACAACAAAGCACTACGTTGTCCGTAAGTGCTACAAATGCGTGTTTTTTGCCAGCAGATATTTTAACAATAGATGGCGCTTCAAATATACCAATACTTTTACCGTCCTGCCACGCTTCGATTGATCCGCTAGATATCAACGTAATGTGATCGTGAGTATGTGTATGCTGGGCCATGACAGTATTAGCCTTGGCTACGCTATACGCCCGCACCCAGATGTCGTCTACCTCGGCAAACTCGATGTAGTTTGGATCAATTTGTTTCATCCGACTTTCCAATTAGTCCCGTCTGAATACACAGGCACTTTAGTTGACCCGCCCCCGGTTACTGTAGTCCCAAATGTGGATACCGAAGAATCAGTTACAAACGCTCTAGACCCTACACCAGCAGTTGTCGCACTAGGTAGAGTTGCTACAGTTAACGGGGTATTGGCGGTTAATTGACCAAATAGATTGTTGATCTGAATAAAGTACAACCGCAGAATGTTATTGAGCTGGTCAATATAGCGCGGGTCGTATTCTTTTGACGCGTCCGGTAAACGCGGCGCAGCGATTTGATTAAGTACAGAACTTGAAGTAACAATATAACTCATCAACGCCGCCCATCATTGCGGATATCAATTCGAGGAGAGCCAAGCTGCCATTGCAGCCCAAGCTGATTGCCTTCAATTTTGAATGCCATCTGGCGACCACGCACGCGAGTATAGATTTGCCCTGTGTACGCTTCGATTGGATACGTTGAAGTACGGGTGGACGTAGCGTAAGCGTTACCGCCGACAGACAAAGGAGAGTTGTAACCCGAACCTGAGTTCTGCATGGGGTACAGAGTCATTGTGACTTGCGGAGACGTAGCAGTAGACCCATCGAATTTGAGGTCAGGTAACATGCGCCACACAAACCCAAAGTTGTGCCCGTCGTCAATATCAAATTCAGACGACAGAATATAGGAATCAATTGGCACTCCGGTAACCGAATCAGTACAATCGTTTACACCGTTTTCATGCCAAACCAAATTATTAGAGTACGTGGCGGCGATTGGGTAATTATTTAGTCCACTATCAATCCAAGCGGTACGGGCCATAGTGCCGTAATACCAGACATTTTCTAAATAATTGTAGACAACATAGTTGGTTATTGTGTTGCTCGTTCCCGTACAATAAAACCACCAAACCTCGTTGAAGCCTTCGTTAGTGCTACAGAAAACTTGTTCTAATTGAGTTTTATTTATGTTTTCAAATACGTACTGTCGTAGGTCGCAGCTAAGCGTTTGTACCCGACCATCATATTTGTAAAATTTATCTACGCCCATCCAGTACGTAACGCCAGAAGCAATGACTGCGGCGTTTGGGCTAGCGATAGAAATATTATCGCCTATTAATTGAATATTAAAGACGTACGTTCCACCGGTATACACCATTGAATACACGGATGAATCAGTAAATACTACAATTTCTTGTCTACTTTGTACATACGTAATGATTCTAGAACCGTGGGACAAACGCAAAAATCCAGCTTCATTACCAATAGCTGGGTACCAAACAAGCAACGGATATGCGTCTGATTGTTGTGACGAATCTGACCAACGAATCAACATAGGATCAAGAGTCGTACTACTGTAGTCGTTTGTCCCAAACACTATGATATTTTTACTAACGTCTGCTACAGTAAATGAATTTTGGTAGAGTGGTGCGTACCCATCAGAACTAGCAAGACTTGAGAGCGGAATCCCACGTGGAGAAATTGATTGTGTGCCAGACTGTGAACCAGTAGTGTTAATCGCTGTGCCGCCAGCGGTAAGTGCTAAATTACATGTAACACCACTAGTATTAATAACGTAATAAACCGTACCCGGAATAAGTCCCGTAGGTAAATAACCCGTAGTTGTTAATGTCACGGCTGTGCCGTCTATTAATGCGTACCCCAGCGTAAGAACAGCGGGACGGGCAATAGTAACTGTAAACGGATTATTTTGATAACCAAGGTTTGCGTTCCAATAATACAACCCAGCTCCACGGGGGCCGTATAGCAAGTTTTCTCCGTAATTAATCTGATTCCAAATTTGTAGGCCAACAGCGGAAGTGCCACCAATACCCCAAGTCCCAGCACCCCATGCGCCAGCACTCCACCCAGTAAGTGGCACTTCGTATTCTGGACCTGAATTAACCTGATACGAAATATAAACCGTGCCGCCCCCAGTAGTATTTGAAGACGCAGTTCCTGCAAGAGTAATACTATAAGTGTTAGGCGTCAGATACGTAATTATGTATTCCCCCGTAGGAATAGTTACGCCGCCAAATGTTGGGGCCGCGCCGGGGTAATAGATATTTATATACGTATTATTTGTAGCGCCGTGATTATTATCAGTGATTGTTATCGTCGTGTTGCCACCAGAATTGCTGGCTGTTGACGTAGCAAAAGGGTTAGTAAGCGTGTTGGTCTTACGGATAGGATTGATGTCGTAGTACGCCCCACCATTCTGAATATAAAACTTCAGATTTGTTCCAACACCCATCAGGTTTTGCGCAGCAAGCGTCACCCAAGACCAGAGCGACCGGCAAATACCTAAAAATGTACTACCCGAAATTTGTAGCCAGCCACCAAGTTTTTCAGGCGTACCTTGGCGAAATCGAATTTTTTCTGACTCGTAATAACCGCCTTCGTTAGTGTATCGCGTGTTTTCGCGGTTAACTCCCGGTTTAAACAGCAGCTTTTTGAGTGGCATTATTTGCTCGCTACACCTTTGTGCTTCTCGAATGAGCGCATACCGCCGAACCCCAACAGTCCAGCTAGTAGTGTCATGAGTTGCTCAACGTCCAGATCTGGCGGAGGGTTCAACCCTTTAGGGATTATGTCATAACCTTGACCAAAAGCCCAACACCACTGCATTAGGGGGTATCCAAGGAATTGATAAGCCAAGCCAAGCACCCCAACCCAGCCCACAGCAGGACGCCAGCCAGAGACAAATAGGCTACTACTCGCCGCTTCAATCTTATTGACATCCACTTGCGCGAGGTCTGTAGTCTGGTCGATGCGCTTTTCCTCAAGGTCGAGCTTGCGATCTTCCAACGCCATTTGAAGGCGTTCTTTATCCGTTGTGATGAGGTCGCCCGCGACCTTGCCCACGCCTTCAATTATTGACCCTATACCAATGAGATCCATTACTTTAGTCCGGACAATGTACGGTTGATCCAGCCGAGGAGAAATTTAGATTGCCCTCGGTCCTTGTTGCAGATTTGAGCGTACCTGCTAATTTTGGCTAGCGCATAGGCTGGCAGGAACTTTTCTGCTGTACAGATGTTTAACCGTTCGATTGTTTTTGGTCCGATTGCACCGTCTGGGGTGACGCCGACGATGAGTTGGGCGAGTTTGGCTGCGACGCTGACTCCGGTGTTGACGGAGAAGTTGAAGATGGTTTCCGCGATAGCTTGATCCTTAATGTCGTCACCTCGGACACGATCCCAAAAATGAGATTTATAGAATTCGCGGACCAAAGGCGTAGCTGACCCAAAGTCTTTATGGTCGATGTGTTGCCATCCCGCCCAGTCTGGGTTGGGTTTTCTTGCGATACCTGCATATGTCTGTCCTCCCCGGTCGCCCGGAATGTCGGTTAGTTGGTATCCACCCTCGTCGTGGATCATTTTTTCAAAGGCAGGGTTGAAGTCAGCCATTATTTCCTCAGTCGTTCTTCAAGGATGACAATCCGTTCCCGATTGATGTGGATCAGGTCGCGGTTGACTTGGATCTCCTTTTCAAGATCCTGCCGCAGTTTTTCCCGAGCAAGTTCAGCCCCGGAGTTGGCGGCTTGCTTGTTGTCTGATGTGACCACCAGACTGATTTTGGCATTCAGGACCGTCACATCGTGGCTAAGTTTGTCCAGTGACGACATCAGATATACAACGCATGTAAAAAGAATTGGAAGCACAGCAAAAGCCGTCTTCTCGATAAGCTGACTCTTGGCTTCAAGTTTCTCGCTCATTGCTTATCCTTTACCTTGTTAATCTGCTCCCAAGCCGATTTCATCTTTTCTTCCAACACAGCAACGCGCAGGTCAAGTTTAGACAGCACAACAATAAGCGTGATGATAGCCAAAAGAACCGGCCAAGCCTTCAGAAACAGCTCAACTATTTCCATTGCCGTACATCCTTGTATACTCGTCTCGTAGAAAAGTTACTTTTTTGCGGCCATCATGTCGTTTGACTCTACCCAAAGCTGGTGGGTTGTTCAAGTATTCTGCGGCTCGCAGTATCAAGTCCGGGTCATCATCAAAAATACCAAGCGCCGTGTTGCATCGTTTACACAGAATCCCACGAACATCATCTGAGTCGTGGCAGTGGTCTACCGCAAACTTGTACTGCTTGAGCTTGAGGGAGTTGTTACAGATAGCGCAATTATACCCCTGAAGTTTCAACAGGAAGTCATAATCTGATGGGGATAATCCAAAACGGTCAAGACGGTTTACGTCTGACTTACACGCGCTACAAAGAAAGTAGTCCTTACGTCCGTGGACAATAAGGTCTTCTCGGAGAAATTCTCTACGGCAGACAGCGCAGAACAGCATATAAAAACCCCGGTGGGTCGCACCGGGGCCTGACTTTAGTTGTCAGTCTGTTCGTCGTCGTCTTCGTCTTCTTCAGTGCCGTCTTCTTCAGCAACTGCATTTGCAGCAACTTCAAATTGCGCTTCGACATGTGAAGAGAAGAGGGAGCTAAGCGTGAATTCGTTAATACCGTTTTCCACGGCAACAGCAAAGGCAACAGAGAAGAGGGCGTTCAGCGCATCAATCGGCTCCGAGCCGTCAATCGCTTCAATGATCAAGTCTTTCATGAGAATCTCCGGGGTTGATGGGCGGGTGCCCGTCGCAATTTTAGCGTTTCTGTAAGACAGGAAAATTACTTTTTCAACCCCTTGAGAGTCTCCGCTAACCGTGCGCGTTGCCCGAGTTTCCCCGGCTTTTTTGCCGCAGCCGCAAGTTTCTTCTCAGGGATGGGTTTACCAGCTTTAGCACCAAGTTCAGCGCGAAGAGCACCGGGTTTTTTAATCGCCTTTTGAATCCATTTTTCGGCCATTTTATATCCTCTAATTTACTGAAGGATTTTGTCTACTGACGCTTGAGAAATTACCGCCGCGCCAACTAGCAATGCCAGAACTTCCGTAGTGTGGGCAAGCTCTTGCGGAGTAGCCATTTCTTGCTTTGCTGTAATGATTTCAGGGGCTGAGTCGTTATCCCACTTCACCCGTTCGATCAAAGTTAGACCAGCGCGGATACTGTCAATAGTCCATGTGCGTGGTGGAGGAGGCTCAGGGGCGGGAGGCTCTGGCTTAACTAATTGCCCGTCGACCCACCCATCGCCATTTACAGCATCATCAGGTACTTCCGTGTTGTAAAACACCGCCACATCGGGGTGATAAATGTCTGATGGAGTGGCGTGCGCAACATCCCGAATACGATTGTCTTCAATCCATGCGTATTTCATGATTAGAACCCTTCTGTCCAATAAAGAATCACGGCCCCTTGACCACCAGAGCCTGAGGGTCCGCCACCACCACCGCCATAACCACCAGTTCCGGGATTAGAGTTACCGGACCCCCCACCTCCCCCACCAAAGCCACCGTAACCACCATAATTACTTCGACTTCCACCACCCCCGCCTCCAATTCCGCCACTACCTCCAGCAAAATAACTACCGCCGCCGCCACCTCCGGGTCCGCCGACTCCACCCCCAGCACCGTAAGAGGTAGCGGTAGAGCCGGTCCCACCACCACCACCACCACCACCCAATGTTTTATTTGGAAGGTTTAAAAATCCACCCGGACCGCTCCCACTTCCGGCGAGTAAAATTGATGTAGAACCACTAAGTGTATAACCACCTCCGGGTTGACCGCCTGAACCGGACGCCGCAGAAACTGTAGATGTTGATGTACTTAATGCAGTTCCACTACTTGATCCGGTTCCACCACTGCCGGGACCACCGGGACCCCCCCAATATGAATTACCAAACCCTCCGGGGCCAGCAGTCCCTCCTCCTCCACCGGAAGCATCATTCAATGCTTGTGCGCCGTTATTTCCTGCACCTGCGCCACCACCTCCCCCACTACCATTCGTAGTGCCCCCGACACCGCCATTACCGCCAAATCCGCCACCGCCCGACCCGGTAGTAGTCGACGACACCTCGCCCCCAGTACCGCCGGTCCCATAAAATGATCCTGCGCCGCCGCCCCCTGCGCCGCAATTAGCAGCTCCTGAAGTGTTATTTCCTCCAACTCCGCCAGAGGCTGTTGTTACTCCACGTAATGATGTGGCCGCAGTGCCCGTTCCGCCAGTCCCGCCAGATGCGCCAGATGCGCTACTACCTCCTGTGGCAGTTAACAAAGTTCCAAATGATGATGTTCCGGCTGTAGCGCCAATAGTTATGGTTGGAAGCTTTTGTCCGGGGATAACATCAACAATACCAAAAGCAAAACCGCCGCCTCCACCGCCCGCGCAGCCAGTTATAGAATTTCCACTAGCACTACCACCACCACCCCATACAGCTACACCTATTTGATAGACGTTCTGAGGGACGGTTTCTGCTGATGTAGTAGTGGTAATTAGTTTGAAGTTGGTCCACTGTGGAGGAGCCACACGGGTTGCCATATTGGGGGGCAACCCAAACCCGTACATACCTTTATTCATTAGAAATCTCCACCGTAAGCAATTACCTGAATACCACCCGTTAAAGTAGCATTTCCAAAAGACGCATTGGTCGCAGTAGCATTTCCAACAATGCTTGTTACTACCCGATACGCATTAGTACTAGTAACCGTTGAACCCGCCGCTGCGCCTGTTAAAGATTCAGAAATTGCGTTTCCACCGGGGCCAATACCTTTAACTGTCCATGTCACACCAGCGTTTGACGTTGCTGTGCTAGTTTGATTAATTTTGACTGGATAAGTTGGTACGTAAACACTTCCATAACCAATTGATGTAGTTCCAGTCATCGTAGCAGATGAATAAACTGAAAATACTAGAGAATAGACATTTGAGCTAAAAACTGTTGTGTTATTAGGGCCTGTAATACTTTCTGAAATTTCAGCTCCAGTTGGACTAAGACCCCTAATTGTAAAAGTAATTGCTGATTGATTACCCGTTGAAGTGATTGTCACTTGCGCCGGGTTAGTCATGGTATATGGTGTAGTAGTCAACGTAAAATATGTGCTGCTAACTGTAGCAGCCGTTGCAATCGCTGTAGTACTAGCGGCAGCAGTCACAAGAGTCAAATATGTACCAGAAGTAGGACTAACAAGTGCAACGGCAGAAGTGCGGCTGTAAGTTAAAAGCGTAGGTTGATCAACAGTAACCGTAGCTCGCAATGAAGACCCGGTTGGAATCGTCAAAGGCATTACGTTTGCATTACTATTACTAGACAATCCCGCCAACCAAGCCGAGGAGGTAGTGCTAGAGGTAACCGCCAAAACAGGAATCTGTTGCCACAGACTATAAGTCGTGCCATCATAAATAAACAGATTAATCAAACCGGCTGCGGTAGTCGCTATACCTTGAGTTTCAATATAGTCAATACGAGATCCACTAGCGCCCGCAGTAAATACTGTACCTGCGTTAGTTGGTGCCGTATACGAAGTATCCGCTGTAGTTAATAAAGCCGAACCTACTTTCGGAGTAGATGCGTATTGCGCAGCAGTTGACATGAATATTCCTTAAATGAGAGCAAAAGAATTAGAAGGATTAAATGCGCCGGGCGGTTGATTTTCGCCAGTATATTGAGTTACAAAAGCCTGAGCGCCACCTACGGAAGCACTCCACGATGCGGTTGTTCCATTAGATGTTAAAACATTACCGCTTGAACCAATTGCTAGACGAGTCGCGCTATTAGTTCCGTTACCAATTATAAGATCCCCAGTCGTTGTAATCGGTGAAAGAGCATTAAAAGCCGCCGTTGCTGTTGTTTGCCCCGTTCCACCATTAAGGACCGGTAGAGCTGTGCCAGATAAAGTAACAGCTAACGTACCAGTAGTTGTAACAGGGGAACCCGTAACTGACAGAAACGCAGGGACGCTCATGCCTACCGAAGTAACCGTACCCCCACTGGAAGGACTTGTATTAGTGATAGTAATCGAACCGCTGCCATTAGTAACAGTAATCCCCGTACCAGCAGTCAAAGTTGATTTTGTTAGCGTGTTTCCAGTGCTGTTACCGATTAACAATTGACCATCGGTATACGTAGTTTGACCGCTACCTCCGTTAACAACGGGTAAAGTTCCTGTCGCTTGGTTAACTGGAATACTTGTACAGTTTGTTAAAGCACCAGAAGTTGGAGTACCAAGAATAGGCGAAACCAACGTAGGGCTGGTTGCAAATACTAATGCACCTGAACCCGTTTCATCGGTGACCGCAGAAGCTAGGTTTGCACTAGTTGGAGTTGCCAAAAAAGTAGCAACGTTAGTACCTAAACCAGAAACACCCGTAGAAATAGGCAATCCAGTAGCATTTGTCAGGGTTCCAGAAGTAGGAGTGCCAAGCGCAGGGGTTACAAGCGTCGGGCTGGTAGCAAAAACCAAAGCACCAGAACCCGTTTCATCAGTGACCGCCGCTGCCAGATTCGCACTAGAAGGAGTGCCTAAAAAAGTAGCAACTCCAGTCCCTAATGAGTTTATTCCGGTGCCGCCATAAGCAACAGCTAAAGTCCCCGAATTGACGACAGAAGACGAAGTAGAAGCAACTTTTACAAAGTCAGAGCCGTTCCAAGCAACTATTGCCTTCTCGCTAGCAAGCAGGGTAACTCCCGTTGTAGGGCCAGCGCCCACAATCTTGGCTGTATACGTCCCAGACGTATTGTTAATTATGTACGCTTTACTTGCTGCTGGGGCTGTAATAGTGATGTTAGCTGATGCTGGGGACGCGATAATAATCGCATATTGAGATGACGTAGCCCCAAGGCTTGTACCTGTGGTCTTAGTAAGTGTCGTATCCGCAGTAACAGTAACAGCCCCAGCAACAGCCGAGTCAATATAATTTGATATATAGTTGTTGACTGTATCACCCCAAGTACCTGACAACTCCCCGGTTGCGGGAAGGGCAAGCCCTAGTAGCGTGGTATACGAAGTAGCCATGTCTATCCTTTAAACGGTTACCGTATCGGTCCAGTTAGCATTTTCAGTTGTGGTAACGCTTGACCAACTTGGGCTTTGCGTTGTGGCAGTATTTGTCCAGCTTGGGCTTCCGGTTGTAGTGATGCTCGTCCAGTTTGGGCTTCCAGTCGCAGTGACATTTGACCATCCCGGTGTCTGATCATCATTTATTACACTCCAATAAGCATACCCAAGATCGCCCACTTTGCCCATAGCAGGACAACCAGTGATAGCGACAAGGCGATCCCCAATTGAAACAGATTGTACAGCCCCAGTAGCAAAAACACCAGATATTGGACGCCCAAATACAGCAGTCCCTGCTTCTCCTGCCGCTGTAGCTCCTGTTAGGGCGACGGTAACATTTAGTCCTACATTTCCGACTACACCTTCTGCGGAACTACTTGATATCGGTTGGCTAAATTCTGCTTGTAAAGTGCCAACTGTTCCAGCGGCTTCTACTCCACTTATAGGTACAGGTATTGTGTACTCTACCGGACTAACTAGGCCGGAAGCGGAAACCCCAGATAACACAACCGCAACAGATAACCCAACGGTGTCAACTGAGCCAGTAGCTGTTACTCCAGATACAGACTGCGTTATAGATGGGGATACCGTTCCGACAGCACCAGCAGCGGACACATTAGTAATTGGGAAAATGTGAGGGCCAACCCCCACCGTCCCGACAGAGCCAGCCGCAGCAACCCCACTTAATGAGTCGCCTTTAAGAACAGAGGCAATGCCAACCGCCGCAGATGCAGCTACCCCACTAAGTGCAAGTGCCCGGTCCCCCACTGTAACCGAACCAACCAAACCTGTGGCTGATACTCCGGTAGGGAAAACAGGTTGGGCAAACTGGGTGTTGCCAACAGCACCGCTAGCAGCATTGCCAGTAATACCAACCGTTCTTGATGAAGAAGGCGTACTGACTAGCGCATCAGCGTGGACTTCATATAGTTGAGGGTTTGGACCGGGGTCAACTCCACCAACAGTGGGTTGAGCCAATACCCCCGTAAGAGCAAAGCTCTTGGTAAATACTACGGTGCCAACAAGTCCAGAACCACTGGCCCCGGATAATGGGACCGTTCTACTAGTCGAAACAGCTCCTACTAAACCGGAAGCTACGGTACCGCTTAAAGATACAGACGGGGCAACCCCAACTGAACCAACCGAACCAAAAGCAACTGTTCCAGTTTCAGTTTGTGATTTTGATGGAGTTACCGTACCGGCGGAGCCAGCGGCTGCTACCCCGGTTATTGCAAATTGGGCCGAACCGTGTGTAATTGTTCCTACAGAACCGGAAGCAGAAACCCCGGTTAAGGCGATTGACGGAACAAAAGTAACGGTTCCAACCGAACCAGAGGCAGAAACACCGCTAATACTTACTGTTACTGATACGCCGGGGGCGCTTACAGAACCGGACGCGGCAGTTCCCGTTAGGGCGTCTTGTGAACCGCCCCACGTATTACTACTCCAAGTACTGGCCCCCCAGCCGGTAGCCACAGTACTTCACCAACCGGTTAGGTTGTAGCCAAACGAATCAGAGCAGTGCTGGTCGTGTTGCTTGGCATCGTCAACGTAAACGTACCTGCGGTCACGGTCTGTGAACCAAATGTATGAACGCTAATTGCTTTATTACTCTGCGTGGAGTTGTAGATCAACACCGTATCAAACGCCGTTGAAAGCGTGACGGTTGTGTAGGTAATTGATGCAGAGGGCGTCCAGTAGCCAACACCCGCAGTGGATGAGCTATTAGTAGACGTTGGAGCCGTTGCGTTTGTTACAGTCACACCACCAGCAGTATAGTTAGTACCTGTGACTTCACCGGTTGCCGTGTACGCGGTAGTAGCAGCGTTGATTGTTGCCGAAGCAAGGTATAGCGCAGCTTTAACTGTGTCCGTTGTGGGAGAAGTCAAACTTCCACGGGAAACAATAGTCGACGTTCCAAGCTGATGCTGACCAAGCATCAGTTCGCCAAGGAACGAAGTACACATCGACTGAGTATTAGCCATGATTTATCCTATCGAAGCGGCTTCAAGCGCCGTAAACGGAGAAGTTTTTAACGTAACGTGAACCGACCGGTGGACCAACTCGTCGTTAAGCCAGTACTCAGTCCAAGTGGTGAACTCAATGTCATTATCCAACGAACCCTCTTTTTTTTCCAGTAGGGAATCGTCCATTTCACCGTGAATAGTATTAACTAACATTATGCAATCCTAATAATCGCTGACGTATTGGTCACTGCCGGAAATTGCACAGTGAATGTAGTGGTTGATGTCTTGTCTGAACCAAAGTCCAATACACAAATAGCAGGGTTCGTAGCTCCGTCAAACAAATAGATCAACGCCCCACGTGCAGTAACCGCAGTAGTCCAGACGGCGTTATTGAATGACCAGTACGAAGTCGTGCCGGTAGCACCCACAGTAGGGACTTGGCTAATAACAAGCGTTTGCCCCCCAGCGGTATACCCCGAGGCAGAAACCTCGCCTGTTGAAGTATATCCAGTGGTGGTCGCATCTAGCGTAGCGGCGTTGGTGTACAACGCAATCTTGAAGACCTGCGTCGTGCCCGTGTTGAAGTTGAACGTCCCACTAGGAAGCCCAGTCTTAAACGTATTGGTTGTCCAGTTTCCGGTGAATGCCATTTAAGTCACCGTTTGCCGGAACTGACCAGAACGATACGCATCCTGACGTTCAAGACCATCACCCAGACGTTTAGCAAGACCAAGCGCTTCTTTATACTTACCGTCGTACAACGCCATCATATCCTGCTCGCCTTTCATGTAGGTGTAGGCTTCAACAAGAGTGCCGTACAACAAGACCGTATCAAAGTTATCGCCCAACCAAGTTGTGCTCGCTGTGACAATCGATGGCGGGTAATAGAAATAGTGCATCTCCATCGTGTACACAGCGTCTGGAGTTGGACCAAGAATGAATGTCAGTTCGGCTGCGTTGCCCGACTGTGGCCCAAACAACGCGTAGTACTTAGGGAGCGCAGTATCCGTTGGGCTTGGATATGCTTCACGGATAAAGTTAACGTCTTTGTTTAACAGATAGGTATAGCTACCCGCCCCATCTATAACAGCCAAAGAATATGACGATAAAAAATCGTCCGGACAAGAGAGGTACTTATTGGCTGGTGCCGTAACACCGGTCACGTTCTTGCGCAACGACGGAAACTGAATAGTGTTGTAAATGCGCTGCTCCGCTTGCTGAATGAACGTATTCATATCCGCAGTGGGGAACGTATTCTCCGTATAGTCGGAGACCGCAGTTACAAGCGCAGCATAGTTCACGCCATCGGTCCCCGAGACATCGTACCTTTAGTCGCACAACCATTACCACGAGTTTTGATACCAGTTGTTTTGACATCAGGGTACGGTTTACTACGTACCGCTCCAGTGCTAACAGCCATATCACTAAGCTCGGTACGGTTTGGGTTTGGTCCGTAGCCGTTGTTGCTTAAGTCCGTACCAGCTTTACCTTCCATATTATGTGGAGGTGCGTAAACGTCAGCAGAACCAACCTCTTTGCCACCCTTTTTTGCGCTGAAAGTAGCCATTATTTTTTACCTTGGTTCATGACACGAGACATATTCTTCCCGTACTTCATGCGGTCATCCGTGGTTGGACCACCCTTCTTGAGTTTCAAGGATGTGCCTTTTCCACCCTTGTGCTCTTGGGCGTCGTGCTGCTTGAAGGCTTTTTTGATCATAGCCTTGTCTTGAGCCTTGTCCATCTTTGTATCTTCTTTGCTATCGCTCTTAGCCATGATTGGCTCCTTATGTCGTTACAACCGTTACTGTACCTAATTGCACCTGCAAAACCAAATTATTTGGAGTCAGTAACGTATCAAACGCACTTGCCCCACCAACCGGATTCCATCCCCACTGAAATATTCTACTACCACCGCCGGGATATCCGTCATTTAAAGTCCCAGACAACGTGTAGCTCACATCAGGTCTAGGTTCACGAACTGCTTGCGGATCATTAACTGGATACAGACCGAGAGATAACTGAGGCTGATCTGGGTCCCAACACGTAGGACAGACTTTAATGTTGAAGAGTTTGGTTTTGATAACCTCTTTCTTCAGTTCCTTTAGTTGGTATCGTTGCCCGCACCTATCGCACTCGGCAATTGAATATTTACCTGATGCGTACTTTGACGGCATGATCAGTAGAACAATTGGCGAGGGACAAAACGATCCGCTGCTTTATCACGATCCTCCTGTGAAGCAAGCAACCACTGCTGTTCATATTCATCTTTGAGCATCGCTACACGATTAGGCTCAACGTCAGTTCGTTTCATAGCAATATAGAACGCCATCCCAGCCACCATACAAGGCACTAGTCGGAACGGGATATCTTCTACGTTTACGCCATTCCCAGCATCTTGAAGACGGCGAAGCCTCCAGTATACAAAAGTGTAATCCCCGCCAGCATTAGGAGAAGGCCACACATTGATGCAAGGAAGATTTTGTACGTACACCGCAGCGCCAGCCGTATGAGATGCTGCGGTAGTGTTGTTCTGTCCACGCCAGCAATTGGTCAAGGTGTTGCCGACGATGTTCGTATAACTAATCGTCTCTGAGTCAATTTTTATGAACCCAGTGGTCGTCAGGTTAGATACGTCGCTGAGCGTAATGCTTGTGGCTGTGCTGGTAACTGTACTACTTAGTGTGATACTTGTAGCGTTTGTTTGTGCAGTCTGACGATTAACCCAAACTTGAATGGGCCGTCCTTGAATTAATTTGTTTGGGATCGTGGAGTACGTAGACTCTGAAATACGAGTGATGTTGATATCAACTTGATTGCTAGATGACCCAGTGTTTTGACGAATAACGTGATCTAGTAGGTCGATTGTGTCTGCTGGCAAAGGGTAGATAAGCTGACCCGTATTCAGGGCAATCTGGCCTTCTTGAATCGTCCAAAGGTTTTTGCCTCTATTAGCCCACTCAATAGTTAGTAGGTTCAGAGATCGGCGTGCTGTACGAAACTCATAGCCAGTGCGAACCTCTATACCGGCGCGCTCGTACGCTTCCTCAATGAGATCATTGAGGTCAAGATTAAACGTAGAGAGGCCGGTGGTGTATGCCATTAGAAAGTCCCTGAACCGGCATCATATGTTGGCATGATTTGTTGTGGTGCAAATCGTTCTTGTTCTATCCGTCGTTGCTGTGCCATCTGCTGTTGATATGCTCTCTGCTGTTGATCCTGCGCCGCTTGATATTGCTGTTGTTGTGATGACCGCATCGCTTGCTGCTGCACCGCTTGTTGCTGATTTCGTACGTAGTTCATGTACGGATCTTGCTGCATCTGCTGCGGCCTGAAGTATTGTTGGGATCTCTGCTGTTGGTATGGGTTCTGTTGTTGATATGGGTTCTGTTGTTGATATGGGTTCTGTTGTTGATATGGGTTCCGCATCTGCCGACCGCCCATTAACTGCCCGAGTCCTGCTTGCTGAAGATTGTTTGTAAATTGGGCTTGCGTCAAAGGAGGAGCACCACGACCCATGCCGCTTTCGTCAAATACACCGCGCTGCAATTCCGCCATTTGTTGCGGAGACATGCTTACAAATCTTTCAGCTTGCGCTCTATCGTTTGCGTCCGACATAGCTTGCAATTCTGCTTCGGACTTTCGCGGTTGGTTCTGCATTTGTTGTAGTTTTTGAGCTAGCTGCCCCATGTCTTGTATGGATGCTGCTGTCAAGTTAGGGGGAGCGACTTGTTGCGAGACTTGACCGCCGTAGACTGCGTTAGAAATCTGCTGAGTTTGCTGTGGGCTTTGACCATACCCCATAGTCATCGCCCGATTTTGCGGATTAAAACCACCATATCCACCGCCATACCCACCACCTCCCAAATTGGGACCACGTGATCCATAGCCGGGAGGAGGCATCGAGAACTGCATCTGCGGGGGCGGCATGAACTGCTGCTGGTATGGCTGCTGGTATGGATTAGGCTGTGGCGCAGGGGGGCCTATATTGTCTTGTGGGAATTGAGACGGCATACCACCTTTGCCGCCCGGAGAATTAAATTGATTTTGTGATTGTGGTGCTGGACTAGCTAATCCACCTTTACCACCGGGAGAGCTAGGAGCGCCATCGCTATAAGACGGACTAGGCTCAGCGCCGGGATTATATCCGCCGCTAGATCCACCTTTCCCGCCGGGAGAAGCCTGCCTCGCCGCGCCACTCGCCGCATTACCTAGTCCTGATCCCATGCCCATTATTTTTTCGCCGTTTTAGCAGACTTAATAAAGTCTTGTTTAGAAGGAGCGCCCTTAGATCCGGGCTTACGCATCTTCTCCCCAGAGCCTTTAGCAATACGCTCTTGTTTAGCGTGGATATTGGCATACAAACCAACAGGACCACCCTTTTTGGCTTTGGGCATTTTGGATGGACGAATATCGCCCATCCCACGGCTCGGTTTCATCTCAACACATCCCGCCGCCAGCCATTCTAACTTGTGTACCTTTGGTTTTACCTTTAGTGGCGCAACCATCAGCACGGCTAGAGGCCGATCCGCCGCTAGACATCTTCTTAACCGATCCACCCTTTTTCATGCCCATCGGAGGAGCACCGCCACCACCCGGAGGCATCGGAGGAGCCATTCCACCGCCCGGAGGCATAGCTGGAGGCATGGGTTTACGCATAGGAGCCGCTGCGCCCATAGGCATCATCATTTTCTTTTTCACATCACCACCTTTTGAAAATTTATGGCCTTTATCAGCCGCTACAAACTCTCTACCAACAGACTGAGGGATATCAGCCTTCCTAGCAAAAGCTGGGTTGTTAGCCACAGCTTCCATGAAATAGTGCTGCTTTTTGCTCTTGCTAGGCATGTTTTTCCATCAACCGATCAATCTTAGCTTCAAGCCGGTCAAGCCGGTCAAAGATACGGTTGATATCCGCGTCTAGCTGTGTCTTGGTCACATACTCTTTAGCAATCTCTTCGCGGGTCTTGTTGATCAGTACTTGAAGGCGTTTTATTTCGTCATACATGCTCTTAAGGAAGAACCCAGCAACGCTAACGCCCACCGAAAGAACTGCGTTCCAAATAGTATGTTCCACATTCACCTCAGCACTTCCACGCCCGAAGGCTTTTGTTAATCCGGGAATCGGGGTCGTTGGCAGTTTTGGCGCTAGTGAGCTTCTTCTTCATGCCCGACATCCGGGCACAGAATGACTTCTTGCGCGACCCACCTTCCGGTTGTGGTGGCTTGAGTCCGGGCTTGCCCGGATTGGCAGCGTTATAAGAAGCCCTTCCTTTGGCGTTCAAACCGCCACTCTCGGACTTACCTTCTTTGCGTTGCCACGCCGGGGACTTAGCCATAAAACACCGTAATCTTGGCCGAAGTTGGCAAAGTCATATGTACATCCGTGTAAAACAAAATTCCTTCGCCGGGAATTGTTAAACCAATCGGTTGTGTGCCGGTTCCGATATTAAACTGTAAACTAATAGGTCCACTAGAACCACCGTCACGGAAAATAACATCCCCGGCAGTACCACCAGAAATACACTGATAGCCTTTAACCCGAGTACGGCTAGAAACAGCAGTACCCGTGGCTTCTAGGTGTATGGCCTTTACATCAGTTTGCTGCATCGCAGCCCCCTACTTAGTTCTGCTGCGAAGTTGGGTACATTACACCGTTAGAACCACGGACGATGTAGGTAATGATCAGCGTGCCAGAGCCAGTCGTCACCGTAGTGCCGCTAACCGTGCAAGTGATAATCGCATCCGTAGAACCGACGTTAGTAACCAAAGCCGCATCAGCAACCGTGGTGGTAACGGTCATTGCATATTGCCCGCCCGTACCGGAGGTAGGAGTGATCGTGCCAATCGTCGTTGAGCCATTCTTAATGGTCAGCGTGGGAGAAGTGCCGTTAAATACCGCACCATCACAAATCAACTGAACAGAAGTAATGCAAGCGCCAGCAGGAAGAACCGCCAGAGTAGCCGCTGTGGTATCAGCAAACGTAACAGTATCAGTCTGGGCAACAATCGTTGAACCCAGATTCTGAATCGTACCCGCAGTCGTACCAGTCGTGTATTTAACCGTACCAAGAAGCCACGGTCCAAGGTGAGTAGCGAAACCCATAATAAAATCCTCAATTCAAAACTTGCTATCTTTGAGGTAAGTCCGCCTAGTCGGTTAGCAAGTCGAGTGGTCTAGGTATGTGCATTTATATCACAGTAATTCACAAAAGAAAAGGGGGCCGAAGCCCCCTTTTCTATCTATCAGCTTGAACCGGAAGAACCGAACATTCCAAGCGGATCAGACCAACCGAACGAATAACGCTCGCGGGACTTGTAACGGACGTTGCCCGTGTCGAAGTCTCCATCCATCGAGTTCGACAGAGGAATACGCTCAAACATCTTCATGCCGTTAGGAACATCGGTCGTGAGGAACCATGCGTTCGTATCGGTCAAGAAGTGGTTCTGAGTATAGCCTTCTGGGATCGAACCGTTGTTCTTCAGAGCGTTGATATCGTTGTCGGTAGTGCCAACGCGAAGGCTGGTTTCCAACAGACGGGTAGCAACGAACTGAAGTGCTGGTGGAATGACAAGCTTTTTAGGCTTGGCAGCGATCAGCAGACCACGTTCATCCGTCCACGCAGCGATCTGAATAACTGCGTTTTCCAACGAAGTCTCATTCAGGTCAGCCTGAGTAGCAGGCGTGTTGCTGTTCGTTCCACCGCTAACAAGTGGATGTGCAGTGCTAAACAAAGAGACACCATCACCACCAGTGTAGGCAGAGTTGAAACCGTTGTTTAGAACGGAAGCAGCTTTCACCTGTTTGGTGTACGCCATAGCACGAGCCAGAGCTTTGGTATAACGAGCCGAAAGACTGTCATACAGGTTGTCTTCGATAGCCTCTTCGGTTAGCGAGAAACCCAAAGCGATGGTTTCGTGGTTGTAGCGAGCAGTCCATGCTTCCTGTGCATTGTCGTAAGCGATGGCTTGGCCTTCGTTCTTGACTGGTGCAGCAGAGAAACCAGACAGTTTGGTCTCTTCTTCAAACGAGCGCTCGGAACTCTCAATATCGTAGATTTCCTTGTGCTCCTCGCCATAGCGAGCATACTCAAGACCGAACAGGGCGTTGAGGCCCGGAAGCAGTTCTTTAAGTAGTTGGGCGCGTGAGATAGCCATTTTAAGTTACTCCTTAGACGCCAGCGGCGATCAGATAGCTATGGAAGCCGAAGTTCCAGCCAACGATCACTTCGGGATAACCGATGAACGACACGTTTGCGCCAGAGGTGGCGGTCACAGCCGAACTAACGGTAATCGTAGAAGTGCTGGTCACAACGCCGGTAACAACCAAGTTAGAGAGCGTTGGGAACGGTGCGGTGCTCGAGCCAGAATAAACCGTACCACCAATAGATACAGTCATTCCGGGTTGAATACCAGTCGTGGAAGCAACGGTGAACGTGGTCGCGTTCGATGGGCTGCTGGTCAGCGTGGTGCCAACTACAACTGCCGACTCTTGGACCAACTGAACAACACGCAAGCAAGGCGAAGTGCCAGAGCCAGAAGCCGTCGTTTGAACGATGTTACCGGCTACCGAGCTAGACACAGTGGGGTTACCACCAGACACACCCATTGCCGAGTTACCAGTCGTCGTGCTACCGGTGTTACCAGCAACAAGGAACGCATCCGTCCCAACGAAACGAGGCGACATGTAACCAACCGTCGTGCTGGTGTTAGCTTGCGTGTTAGCCGAGCCTTGAGCCTGAGCCAGAACGCACGCTTTGAACAGCGCGGTGGGGTTGTCCATCACATAAGCGATCATCCCAGCTTTATTGGTACTTGCTGCGTAGTATTGACCTTGCAGGTTACCAAAGATGGGGTTGGTTCCGGGGAACTGAGTACCCAAGAACACACCAACGATCTGCCCTGCCGCTGCTGCGGAAGTGCTGTTGGCATTGTAAGGGGTGATGACTGCGTTACCACCAGACAGACCAACAACGTCGCCGTTGAAAAGGTTCGTCGCGTAGTTTTGCGCAATCGGAATCATCCGAGTCGACCCAGAGAACGGAATACCGCCCATTAGGTTGATCGGCACTAGCCCGTATGGGCCATTGACAACCGGATAAGCCATTTAAAGCTCCATTAAAATTTAAGTACCTTTACCGAAGCTCACCGACGAACGCCGTTCTTGGAAAATAGGCATACGCGGATCGCTCTGTCGCATTAGATTATTATCCACCGCCTCGGTCTGCTTGCGGGTCATGTCCGCAAAATATTCCGAACGCTGCTGGACAAATTCCACAGGGGTCTTGCAAAGCAAAAGTCCACCAATCTCAATACTGTCTTTGAAGCGGCTATTTGGATCAGTCATAAACCGAAATTTAGGCTGTTCTTCAATTGCCACAGGCTCCCAACCTTCTCGGAGTTTGCCCGAGATATTACGTTGGTCAAGCTCATTCAAAGTAGCGGTACGAACCCATCTGTACGCATATCCCGGCTGTTTGTCCGGCTCCGGTAGAGTCTCTGCGGGTCGCCAACTTTTGGGGCGCTCCTGCTCGGTCCTAACGGTCATTTCGCGTTCAAGTCTGCTTTCAGCCATTGTTGGCCTCCAATTTCAGAAATTCCTTAGCGTACTGCTGAGGAGTAATACCAAGTTTTTTGGCGATATTTGCGGCGCTTCTAGACAGAACTACTTGTTTGGGAGCAGTGCTTCGTTTCACTGGCGCTACCACCGTACTTGGCCTTGTACGAGGACTTGCCTCGTTTTTTGAAGTGGAGCCAAACTCTTCTGGGAATCGAGCTTTAACTTCTTTGTCAATACTAGCATAGTATTCGTCTGTGCCAATATAACCTCTACCAAACCGCGATTCAAGATCCTCATGAATCCCTTCAGCATAACGGCGCATAGCCCGTTTGTTGGGATCTACAAACCATTGATTGTTTGAAACCCAGTTTGCAACCTTTGGATCTAACTGCTGTTGGGCAGGTTGTTGATACTGTACATTGCTTTGTTGCGGTTGTACAGTGGGTTGAAAATTCTTTGCTTTATCCAGTTTAAGCTGAGCGCGAGTAATTTCCTTTTGGGCTTCAAGCAACCTATCGGAATCACCGGAGTCATAAGCCTCCTTGTAACTTCGCTCTGCTTTGTCCAACTCCATCTCGGCGGTAGTCTGATATGTGGATATCAACTCCTTTTCACCGTTATGAAGAATGTTCTTCAGTCTGTTGTTTTCATCAAGAATATGTTGCGCAGCAGCAAGGGCTTCCTGCTGTTCACGTAGCGCAGCTTCCTTGGCCCTACGTTCATCATGCCAAGCTTTTTTGTACTGCGTAAACTTCTGCTTTACGTTCTTAGAGTACTCGGCTGACTCATCAGCTTTCTCAAGATCGTCCTTAATGGCTTCTGGCAACGGGTTGACGTTACGATCTTCCGGGGGAGCGTCATCAATAATATCAACAGTGATATCACCGTCTTCTTCCACAGAAACTTCGACCTTATCTTCATCCTCGTCAGGGAACTTGTAGTCTTCACCAAATTTAGGCATGGCTATTCCTTATTTACGTTTGATGCCGCGAGGATCGTCAACCGTCCCCTCAACATTGTCGTCGTTGATAATCCGGAATTCCTTCCCGTGGATCACCAAGCGTGTACCCGCATTTGGGCGGATTAGGATGAAATCACCCTCTTTGCACCAAGGTCCGGTGGGGAACTTGATCTTGTCCTTGTAACAATCCGGTCCCATAGAGACCACAAACAGGACAGTTGTCAGCAGTTCATCGTATCGAATAGTTTCATCAGCTTTGATGATGCCACTTTCAAACTCTTTTTCTGCTTCAGGAATGGCACAAAGGATCTTGTAGCCACTAGGTTTGGGCAATTGTGTTGCCTTGTCTTCACTCATCGAAGTCTTCCATTTCGTGCGTCAGGTCTTGCATGAAGGATTTAGCAGTGAGGAGACCTGTAATTTCCCCACACATCCCTGTGTACTCGTTGTAATCCCTAGCTGCTTTCGCTCCTAAAGACTCTTCGAGATGTTTGACTTTATCGTCAATCCGTTTAGCCAAAATCGTCATGGCTTTGTGAAGCTCGTAACTCATTTGGTTTTCTCATTCTTAGGTTTTTGTTCAGCTTGTCTGATCTGATGTGCGCGCTCTTCCTGAGCACTTGTGTACTCATGTGCGCGTTTCTCGCGGTTGGTCTCTCGCTGATGGTCTAATTGTTCACGATGTTTGATAATGTCAACTCCTGCTGAATGGCCCATCTGCTCTTGCTGGGCTTCGCGTTGACTCTGCTCGCTATACATTTTGAGCGCGGCTTTAGCCCCATCAGCCTCATGCTGCATATCAATCTTCTGCTGCTCAAGTTCATGCTGGGCTGTCAACCGCTGAACTTCAACCTGAAGCTGAGCCATTTTCGTTTGGAGGTCGTCGCTATCTTTCTTGGCTTTGCGCTCAAGATCTTTGGCCTTAATCTCAAGCTCCTGCTTCTGTAGCATGATGAGCGGATCTTGCGCCATCTCTTGGTTTTTCTTGTTCTGAGCTTCCTGCTGGTTCTGCTGCAACATTTGTTGTGCCGCTTGCGCTGCCATCTGCGAGACCTGAACCTCCATCTCTGGGGACATCATCTCTTCTTCGCGGTCATCCTCGTACGCGGGTAATGTCATACCCATGCGCTGTTCAAGCTGTTTGCGGTATTCCATACCCAGATGATCCGCAATATGTGCGGCCATTGCACCTTGAACCTTCTGCGCTAATCCCGGATCTTTACCGATAATCTCCATGATTTTCGGATCTTGCGTAGCCGACATATGCACCTGAATATGCGCCTGATGGTCTTGGTACATAAACGCTTTGACTGGCTTGCCTTTGAGAATATTCTGGTTCTCCGTGACTGGATCACGAGGCTTCATTTCATCTTCAACCGGTACCAATTTCTGGTAATTCTTGATCCCCAGAACCTCTAACATCTGCCGATGCAAGAGTGGTAAGTCGTATAACTGAGGTGCTCCTTGGGCAAGCTGTAGAGCAGCCTGATACTGAACAACCTTCTGAGCCATCGTCGCCGCATTCGGATCAGATACGGGGATAACATCCACCATGTCATAGTCAGACTGCTTTGCTTTGCGATCACCTTCCGTTGGCTCGTAGCTATACTCCTCTGGCGTATAGTCGCGGATAATATCTTTGAGGAGTTTAAACTCCTGCTTCATCGCGTAGTGGATACGCGCCTGAACTGCACTCATCATCTTCAGAGTACGTTCAAGGATGGCGAGCGTTGTGCCAACTGGGGCTTGAGCGGACATGTCCGAGATCTCAAGCTGAGCCGAACCAGCAAACCTGCGGCCTTCCTCAATGATTTGTTGCAGCAACGCCATCAAAGTCTGACTCGGCTCCTTGTACGGGAGCGTCATCAGGTTATCTTTGATCGTACCGCTAGGTACATCTACGTCGCGGAACTCTCCGGGAGAGATAGGAGTGTCATCGCCTTTAGTACGTAGCCCACGGGTTTTAAACCCACCGGGAAGGTTAGCAAGTGTCCCAGCGTCCACAAGCTGGCGAATAATACTAGTGCCAGACTTAGCATAAGCGCCAATAAGATGTATAAGTCCAAAGGCGTAGAATCCAAAACCCGGAATATACGGGTAATGAACGAAATGAGCGCGTTTTTGATACGTTTCATCGTCAGGATTCCAATTCCTGCGGATCGCTAGAATTGTGCTTGTACTCTTCTCCATCGTGACGATATACGGCAGAGCAATCCCAGTCTCTTTATCGTCCTCATCTCTGTGCTCATACCCCGGCAAGTCAAGCTCAACCTGCATCTCCAAGAGCTTGAACCGATTGTCTTCAGTG